AGAGCGCAGCCACACCAAGATGCGGATCTGCCAGCAGCGTTGCCATGGCACCGTCAAAGGCGCTCATCGTTTCAACACCTCGACAATGCGTGGCAGTGTCTTTTCGGCGGAACGGCCAATGACGTAACCGCCCAGGCCAATCTCCACGATATTCCAGAGCTTGAGCGCCTCGGCCTCGCTGATCCCCGGCGCGGACCAGCCAAGCCAGCGCAGCACGATCAGGATCCCGAATGTCAGCATCAGGATTGGTCGCCAGCAGGCAGCGAGCCAATGTTCCGATTGCGCCTCGGCCTTGATGATATCGGCGGCGGCTTTTTCCAGTTCCCCCGCGCGCGCGAGCAAGGCGGCATTGAGTTCCGCCTCAGCACGCTGCCGTGCCTCAGCATCGGGGAATAGGCGTTTCAGCGCATCGCCCAGGATCGGCACCAGCGCGGGCAGCAGCGCAGCGATCATGGATATTTCCCCCGGTCCAATTCGAAATGCGGCCCATCGGGAAAGCTCGGCCAATCACCGCCCCAGGTAATGGCGATGCCAAGCTTTTGCGCGGCACCCTTCATGGCGCTGGCGAGTTGCGCATACAAAGGCCAATCCCAACGGATTTCGCCATTCTCCGGCACACCATCGCCATCATCGAGCCAATAGCCGAGATCAACCGCATGGCCGGTCAAATGTCGGCTGTTCATGGTGCGCGAGGCACCGAGTGCGACAAGCTTCGCCTGACGCTCACGGGACCGCAGCCCTTCCAGCACGATGAAGGGCGCGGCCTTGCGCGCCTCGATCACCACGCGCACCAGATGTGGATGCACGCCTTGCAGGCGTTCATGGTCACGCGGCAGCAGGATGGTCATGCTCACGCCCCCGCCGCCGGAACGCGATTGAGCCAGACGCGCACGGTGCCATCGGCGGCAAGCGCCGCCTGGGTTGCGATGCCGACCTGGAAATTGCCCGTGGCAGTGGTGGTGATGCGGCGGTTGGTATTGTCCCAAAAGACGCGCACCCCGGCGGCGATAGCCAGCGCCGGTTCCTTGGTGAGGTCGAACACGCCCTGGGTCGCGGCCTCGATCATGGCGTTCTGCACGCCATCCACGGCGGCCACGCCGAACAGCGCGCCGACAAGCACACCCTGGCCGGCAGACACACCGGTCGCATAGGGCACGGCAATCGCCAGGCTATTGCCCGGCTGGATGAAGTTACGCATGGAAGGGTTCTCCTGAAACGCAACAGGCGCCCCGAAGGACGCCCGTTGCGACATTGCGATGATGAGAAAGACGGAAAGCGATCACACGCCCGGATTGAACCAGGCCCCGCGCCAATCAATGGCGCCGACGCCGAAGTCGAAAATCACACTGACCTCGACACCATCCACGCCGGAAACCGGGCCGGTGGTGACTTGCGGTCCCTCGGCACCATTCAGATAGCCATAGACATAGACCGGCGCGGTGGGCGGATCGGCAAACAGGTACCAGCGATTATTCGGAATCAGCGGTTCCACCAGCGGCTGAATGAAGCCCGCATAGATGTTCACGTTGCTGGTCTGGTTCGCAGCAACGCTCACGGTCAATTGCCGCGCATTGAGTTCAAGGCTCGGGCCGACGAGCAGCTTCATGGCATTGCCGACGGAAATCGGCAGACCATCCAGCGTCTTTTGCCGCAGGATCGCCGCGCGACCATTGGCAAGGTTGGTGATGTCCAAGGCACTCCCCGCCGCCGCCTTATTCAATCGCGCGGCGGCCGTGCCGAAGACCGCAGCCGGGCCATTGGTCAGTGTCGGGCCATCGCCATTGGCCTGATTGAGCAGCGCATAGGCCGTGGCATTCTCAAAATCCGCCACACGTCGGCCAATGGCAGCCGCGAAATCCGTGAAGGCGCCGAGGTCATCATTCACCAGCATTGGCCGCGTGACACGGATGCGCCGCGCGAAGGTTTGCAGCAGGACGATTTCCTGGCTTTCCGACATGGTGCCGGCCTGGATTTCGCCATTCTCCATCAGCGGCATGAGCGTTGGGAAATCACCGACGCGTAGATGCCGGTGCGGCTTGAAGTCGCGGAAATCGCGTCGGAGGAAAATCTGGCGATAACTTGGTGCGGCAGGCTGATAGGCCGCGAGCAGCATTTTGTTCGCTGCCGCCGAAAGCAGCAGCGGAAAATCCGAGGTGGTGTGAAAGGCGCGTTCGGCGAGCAGTGTCGGGTTGCGCGGGACATTGCGTTCACCGCGGACCCGCAGCAATTCACCAATCATGTCCGATGGCCGCCAGCCCATGAACTCAGCATGGCGCCCCGTACCCTGCGGCTGATAGCCAGGCATGCTGCGCGCGGCGAGTGCCTCCGCCATGGCATCAAGAATCTCCGAGGGCGAGTCACGCCCCGGCCCGGTTTCCGGCCGCGCGGGGACGGAGGGTGGCGGGGCGCTTTTCACCATGGCGTCGAACAAGGACCGGCGCGCCTGGTCCGGGTGCCAGCCGCGCTCGACAGCCTCACGCCGGATATGTGCGGCGGTCTCGGTGCCGACCAGGGCGCGGGCGGCGTCAATAGCGGCATCAATGCCGGAGATACGCTCACGCTCGGCGCGCTGTGCCTCACTGCGCAGTGCCTCAAGATCAGGTGGCGTTTCCACGGTAGTGGTTGCGGGCGGCGACGCGGCAGGCGGCGCCGAAGGGGCTGCCGGGATTTCCGGCGTCGTCTCGGTCATGGGGAGTTCCTCATCAGCCAGGGCAGGTTCAATGGCGAAGGACGGCGCGCCCTGCGGCGCCGCGCCACGCACTTGCGCATCCCGATCAACGGGGATGGGCACGATCGAAATCTCGAAAGGTTCCCAATCCACGGCGCGGTAGATCATCTCACCGCTCACCGGATCGGGGCACTGGTCATAGCGATGCACGCGATAGCCGATGCTGACGGCGCGCAGCGTGCCATCGGCAATGCGCTGCCAGAGCGGTTCCACATCGGCAGCGCCAGAGAATTGCAGCCGCGCATGGCCGCGCCCGCCTTCAAGTCGGGCTGCAATGACACGCCCCAGCACATCACGCGCATCGCTGCTGCGGTGCGTGTTCAGCACCGGCGCATTGCCGGAGCCGAGTTGCGCCATGCGCACCGCATTGGGCGACATGTCCAATTCCTCGGTGATGCCGCCGAGGGACGGGACAAAGTTGCGCGCCCGCGCGCCGGTGGACCAGACGACCTCCACCGTGCGCGCGGCACGATCCACGGTCGCGGGTGCGGTGATGGCGCGCCGCGCGGTGATCGATTGCCCATCGGCGGGAAGTCGATCGGACAAAGTGAGATCAGCCGGCGCGGGATCGCTCCCGCCCGGGTCGGGCATTTCCGTCATGGGGTATTCCTTGATCGTGGAGATTAAGGCGCGGCGTAGCCTTGCAGATTGGCAATCACGACGCTGCCCGCGCTGACTGCCTGGACATTCAGCACTGCATTCGCCGTGCCCTTCAGCGGGCTTGGAAAGCTGATCCCAAGCAGCCCGCTATTGGCCGGCAATTGGCAGCGCCACAGCACCGTTGCCGCGCCATCCTTGATCTGAAACTCGGTCGCGGTGGCTGACGCATTCTGCACTTGCAGGCCAGTGACGTAATTCCGGATGCCAGCCCCCGCCGCGGCCTTGGCCGCCGTATCGGCAGCAGTGGCAAGCCCGGCAAGCGGCCCGGCATAGGACCAATCCAATTCAGGGATGGAGAATGGCTTGCTGATCAGCGCACCCACCAGCGTCGTGATCAAATCCGCGACATCACCAGTGGCAACCGCCGCATAATTCGCCGTCGCGGCGCGGCCACCGACCCGCACCGGCGCGCCCGCAATCACCGCATCATGCGCCGCCTGACCGACAATGGCCGGTGCCGCTGGCATGCCAACCACATTTACCGCGACACTCTGCCCAGCGACAGACTGCCCGCGCCCGGCCGTGATCTCCGCCGTCAGTTCCGCGTAATCCTGCACCGCCAGGAATTGCACCAGAGCGTTGCTGCTGCTCGCAGGCGGCGTTGCACCATTCAGCCAGCGTAGCCGCACCTTGTAGAGCGCATTGGGATCGGGGATTTGCTGATGCCGGCGATAGGAATTCGCCCGGCCCGTGGTGGCATCCAAAACACCGCCATGAAACCATGCCTCGTCGGCAAAAGCCTCGATCTCATAAATCCCATTGCTTGTAGTCGAGGGAAAGGTCGAAACCGCCGAGGAAAGCCGTGCGAGCCCCCCGCTCTGCACCTCATACTTCGCCTGGGCGGGGTTGGTGCCATCAAACAGCAAGGCCGCCGCATGCAGCCCATCGGGTAGACCAGTCTCGCGGTTCACGCTCACGGCCTCGACCAGAAAACCCTGATTGGCAATGCGCTGCGACAGCGTCACGGCAATCGAGATACGAAAGGGGATGGTGAAAACCTCGGTGCTGAGCAGCCAGGTTTCCGCATTCGCCGCGATGCCGCTGGCCATGGTCAACACGCCGCCGGCGACACCAAGGCTGGCACCGCTGCCGATCTGCTGCGTCCATTTGCCGGGGTTGACCTCGCTACCGTTGAAGCTGTCGCGCCATTTCTTTTGGACGCTCTTTACCTTGAGCATGTCCTCAATGGGATCATAGCCGCCTGCGGTCATGGTGCTGCTCCCGTTGTGGTGTCTGGGCGTGGCGGCGCTGCCGCCCCGGTCGCGGCGATTTCCACTGCCGCCATTTGCGCCGCGTCCTGCGCGCCGCCGGATTTGGCGACACGCCGGGGATCGGTATCAAGCGAGATGCCAGCCGCATCGAGCGCGGCATTGGCTTCGCGAATCATCTCGACCGCCGAGCGGAAATCATAGCCAAAGGCGCCGGCAGCCTCGGGCTGCGGCACAAAGCCCGCGCGCACCTGGGCGATCAGCGCGGTGGTGTCCTTCAGCGGGTCGATCATTTCATGCGCTGGCGGCACATGCGCGACACCTTTTGGCATCGCGTCCACCCAAAGCCCGAGCAGCGCGCCTTGCGCGTGAAAGCGCTCGGCGATGGGCCGCACCAGCATCGGGATCAGCATGCCGTATTGCATCTGTTCGCACATGCGCCGGAATTCGATCTTGCCGGCGCGGAGGCTCGAGTAATTCGCCTGGGTCAGATCGCCGGAAACCTGGTCATAGGTGAGGCCCGCGCCAACGGCAGCAGCTTCAAGCGAACGCCGCGCAAAGGCGGTATGCGACCCACCGCCGGAGGGGTTCACCACACTTACATCACCCTGGCCGCGCCGGTAGAGGATCATCCCAGGCTCGAAGCTTTCCACCGCGCGGCCTTGGGCATCGCGGAGCAGGCCGGAATTACTATCGCTGGGCTTGGTGAGGGTTTCCTCGCCATCATCGGTGACCACCGCCGCAAGGCAGGCTTCGATCTTGGCCTTCATCAGCAGCGCGGCCTCGTAATCACCAAGATCACGCAGCCGGAGCAGCACGGGCGCGAGCCAGGAGACATCGCGTAATTGCCCAGGCCGCCGCTTGCGGAACACATGCAGCACATCGCGCGCGGGGATGAAATCACTCGCCAGCCGCGCGCCCGGCAGCATCCAGGCGCCGGGATGGGTGGGGAATAGCCAGTAGCCAATCGGCTCGCCAAGTTTTCCAAGCGCGATGCCCTGGATGGTCGGCGCGCCATTCACCACGCCATTGCGCGCGGTATCCAGATGATCGCTTTCCAATACCTGCAAGCTGAGACCGATCGGGTTCCGCGGCGATGTCGGCACGCTCAGCAGCCGGATGAAGCATTCACCGCTTTCGACGACCGCGCGCATGGCCAGCGCCTGCAGGCCATAGAGATCGAGCTTGTCCTCGGCGTCGCAGGCCGTGCTATCCGCCCAGGCCTGCCAGGCATTGCGATGCGCGGTTTCAGGCCAGCGTGTCGTGATGCCCGCACCGACGGCGTTGCCGGTCCAAAGGTCCACGATACGCGCGGCATAGGGATCATTGCGCACCGCATCGCGCGCGCGCCTTGCGACACTGGCGGCGGCCATGCCGACCTCGCCATTGGCACTGCCGCCCGAGGGCGACCAGGTCGAGGCACGGTTCTCCTGCGCGGCGGCGTAACCCCGGAGGGCATTCCAGGCAGCGCGCAGGTGGAGCTTCATCATGCGTTCCTTGTGAAGCTGGCGAGTGTGACGCCCGGCCGCCGCGCGGTGGTGTTCTCGGCGCCGTAAAGGGCGACGATAGCGCGGCCCAATTCATCCAGGCTGCGATATTCGACGGTGCGGCCTTCGAAGGTCACGCGGGTGACGCCGCCGGTATAAGCAGAGGCCAGCACGGCAGCGCGGCTGCCCGCGGGCTGCGCCAAGGCCCAGGCGAGGGTGGCGGGATCCAAGGCTGCTCACCCGCCAGCGGCGCGCGATAGGGCACGCAGGATCGGCAGGATCTGCGCGCCACCCGCGCCCAGCGCGATCAGCACGGCGACGATGCCCCAGATCGCGCCCTCAATCCGGCGCGTCTGCTTGCGGAGGCCACAGATCTCCGCGCGCACCGCCGTATAGCGCTCGGCGCAGCGCTCGACATGCAGCGCCAGATCCTCGCGCTCGCGCGCGTGGAGTTCCCCATTACTCATGATTTCCTCGCTGATAAAAGGTTCACCGAACCAGGCGTCGGGGAAGAGGTATTTCAAACCCCCGAAGAGCTACCCTGAAGCTAGCGGTGTTTCAGGCGGCCACCGCCGCGCCCAGACAGTTACAGGTGGCGGCCGACATCCATGCGCTGATGCAGCACGCGAACGACAATAAGTTCCCGCTCGGTGAGGCGATAAAACACAAGATGCGAGCCGACCGCGTATTTGAAGTAGCCGTCCCGGATATCGACAACCCGTCCGGTTTTTCTGCCGGTCGCCAGACCATCGAAAGCATCTACGATGGCAGCATGGTAACCGTCCGCCTGCTCAATCGACCAATTTCTATATGTGTAGAGCCAGATTTCTTCGAGATCCGCTTCCGCCCTGGGCGACAGCAAAAAAGCCCGGGCTTTACCTGGCATGTTTGCTGCGCATGCGCTTGAGGAACGCGCCATTGTCAAACGGTGCCGGTTGGCCGGATTCCTCACCGACAATGAGCGCGTCCTGTAGGGCCTTCACCTTGGCCTCATGCTCTTCCAGCAAACGGAGACCCGCCCGCACCACATCGCTGGCGGAGCCGTAGCGGCCCGATTGAACCTGCACATCGATGAAGTTGGCGAAATGATCGCCAATTGAAACAGACGTATTGCGTGCCATGACCTACCTCCTGGCTAGTGCCAAGATATACCAATTTTTGGTATTGGTCGCCACCCCTTTCTTTCTGCACTGTGGCATTGGCCTCCCGAAAGTAATCAGCGCAGCCAACCGCCACGCGGCGCCAGCCAGCCGGGCCGGCGCATCAGCGGCGGTGGTTCTGAGTTTGGCGCTGGCTCAAGCCGGGGAGGTTCCGGCATTTCCACCGGCGCATTCGCGATGTCCTCCCGCAGCCTCAGCCAGAACCGCTCACCATACCGATCCGCGCCCAGCAACCACAGCGCCGCGCGTGCCAGCACCGCGCAGTCCAGCGCCTCATTCCGATCCCGCAGCTTCGCCCATTCCTGCCGCACAAAGCCGCGCCGATCCTTCACCTGATGCAGCTGCTCGGCGACCAGCTGCTTGACCCATTCAACCTCAATCCCCTGCGGCAAATGCACCCAGCCAGGTGGAAATTCCGCTGCCTCGCCGCGCCCAAGCCAAAGCCGACGATAGAGATCAACCTTCCAGGTCGAAACGGACACCGTCCAAAGCTTCAAGCCGCGCCGTAGCTTGCGCCCATCCACCAACGCATCGACAGGCGTCGGGCCCTGCACCGGTTGCGCGCGGTTCCAACCCTCCACACCCTTGGTCGGCGCAATGCGCGGGTCGCGCAGCCGCCGCAGATGGCCATAGACCGCCGCCGTATCGCGCCCGCCGGTATCAACACACGCCTTGGCAATGCGGATGGCACCGCCATTCGCCCGCGGCCAATCGCGTGCCAGCAAGGCTGACAACGCATCCCAAGGCGCACGGTCACGCGGGCTGCCCGCGATGACAATGTGATCGACGAGCCAGGAGGAATAACCCTCCGCCCAGGCCCAGATATCGCATTCCAGCCGATCATCCTGCACATCCACGCCCGCTGTCAGCACCAGCGCGTCCCGCGCCACAACACCAAGCCGGAAATCCTCGCGCCGTTCCACCAGGCGTTCCCAATCCGGTGCCTCGCCACGATCCTGCCAGGTCTCGCCCAGCACCGTGTTGCGGAAGGTTTTGAGATCCTCAGCCTTGCCCTGCGCTGCCTCCCAATCGCGCGCGATCTGTTCCCAGGAAAGCCAGCCAACCGGCGAATAGAGCGCAGAGATATGAAAGCCGATCGTATGCGGGTTCTCCGCCGATGCCGTCGGCCGCCATTCGCCGGCGGCGAGCATGGCGGTTTTGTGGCGCTCCTCAATCGGCGTGTCGCATTCCTCGCAATGGTAGCGCACGCTGCGCGGGTCACCCTTTTCCCAGATCAGGCGCTCGAATTTCAGCCATTGCATGGCGCCGCAGTGTGGGCAGGGCAGGAAATAGCGCCGCTGGTCTGAGGCCGCGTATTCCCGTTCAATCCGGCTGCGCCCTGCAATAGTTGGCGTTGAGACCAGAAACGCCTTCCTGCGCCAACCGAAGGTGCGCGCCCGGGCCTCTGCCAAGGCAATGGGGTCGCCTTCGCCTTCGATATCGCCGGGATAGGCGTCCACCTCATCGAGAAATAGAAACCTGGCCGGCATGGAGCGCAGCCCGACTGCGCTATTCGCCCCCGTCAGCACGAGAATGCCGCCGGGGAATTCCTTGGATAGCATCGTATTGCCGCTGTCGCGCGCGCGGGCTGGGGCCACACGATCCCGGAGCGCGGGCGTTTCTTCCAGCAATGGATCAATGCGCTGGCGGGAGAAGCGCTTGGCCAGTTCGACGGTTGGCTGCACGGCAAGCACCGGTGCCGGGACGTGATGCATGATGTAGCCGAGCCAGTTATTCCCTGCTTCAGAACCGCCAGTCTGCGCCCCTTTCATCACGACGATCCGCTGTGCCGGATGCACCGCCGACAGCGCATCCATCACATCGCGGAGATAAGGCGTGCGGCTGGTGCGCCAGGGGCCGGGCTCGGATGAGGCGCGGCTACCCAGGATGCGATGCTGTTCCGCCCAGGCCGAGACGGTGAGTTGCGGCGGTGGGCGCAGCATGGCCCCGGCGCGGCGGCGCACATGCTCACGCGTGCGGCTCTCGCTCGCCGCCGATGCCGGGAGGGTCGAAGCGATCGGAAGCCTCCGTCAGAAGCTCATTGATGTGCTGCTGCAGGATGGTTTGCAGCAGATGGGGCTCGACGCCGAGTTCGGCGGCAATCACGCCAGCGACGCGCGCCGGCCAATTCAGCAGCGCGTCACGCATGGTGCTGGCGATTTCATCAATCGTCGCATTGGCAGTCGCGACATCCAGCAGCCGGCCCTTGCTTTCATCCAGCGCCAGGCGCTGGGCTTCCACTTTCAGGGCGAGTTGCGCGACCTTGAGGCGCGCGAAGGGCGTGCCCTCGGCCGCCGTGCTGCCAGCGAGGGTGGAACGCTGCGGGTCTGCGGTTTCGCGCATCTGCACCCGGAGCTTGGCGATGTCCCACTGGCCATCGGGCTCGCGCGTGATGCGCCCGGTGCGCTCGGCCTTGTGCATGGTGGTGTCGCTGACGCCGAGGCGTCGTGCTGCTTCGCGCGTGGAGGATGTCAGTTCAGCCATGGCGGCGACCTCCCGCCGCGCGTTGGTAGGGGTTCAGTGGCGTCAGTGAGTGGCGCGGCGGCGCGCTGCGTGGAATGCGGCGAGAGCGGCTTGCCAGTCGGCTTCAAGCGCAATGCCGATGCGCTGCAGTGGTTCGACGCTTATCTTCCCGCGGCTGTAGTATTCGCCTTGCAAGCGCGTGAGCCACCCGGAAAGCCCCTGCGCGGCAAGGGCGTCGCTGGCGGCGGTGAATTCCGCCTCGCTGGGTTCGCTGCGGCCCAAGGAAACATGCCGGCCATCGGTGCCAAGCACGATCCATCGCGTTTCAGTTTCTATGCGCATCGTCACTCTCCGTCTTGCGTGACGGACGCTTCGCGCTGTGTTTGGCGCGAGCCAAGGCAATAAAGCGCCAGGGATCGCGATGATCCCTGGGCTTGGCAATCATTCATGCCGCTGTGGCTGCGCAGCTTCATTCCGCGACGCGGTAGACGGTGTAGGACCCTTTCGCGCCTTGCTTATTCGGGCCGACTTGGCGAATGCGTTCCGCGATCTCCACCGTGATGCCCTGGCGCTTCTTCAGCCCAGCGAAAAATCCGCGCACCGTATGCTGCGCCCAGCCGGTGGCCTCGGCGATTTGCGCCACCGTGGCGCCCTCAGGGCGGCGGAGCATTGCAAGCACCACTTCTTGCTTCGTACCCTCGCGTGGCTTGCGTGGCGCACCCGTGGCGCGTGTGGCGCGGCGCGTCAGGGCGTTGCGCAGCATGTCCATCGCGCGGGCGACGGGGTCTTTATCCGCGTTGGTCGGTGGCGTTTCTTCCCAGGCTGCCAGCAAGCGCTCGGCGGCTTCGCGCAGGTTCACGCTTCCCATGTTGGGCGCCTCTGGCGCGGTTGGGGCGGGTTGCTCTGCCTCCGCGTCGTCCGGCCGCGGCGCGTTGTCTTCCCCGCCCTGCGGCGCAGTGTCGGGCGCCGCGCGCCCTTCATTCGGGTCAATGCCAATCGCGCGCAGCCCCTCATCCGTCACCTGGATCAGGATCGGCGTGCCATCCCCATCCTTGCGCCACACCATCGCCAATTGATCGCGCGGCGCAGCAACCTCAATCAGCAAGCGGCTTTTGATCAGGCTATTCACCACCGCGCGGCAGGCAGCGACTGGCAAATGCTTCGGCGCAATCGCCAGCAATTGCGGGTGCTGCGCACCATGGCTCAATACAATCCGCTGCGTGTCAGAAAGCTTCATCGTCTTCGTCTCCGGTTGCGGGCGCCACCATCGGCCCCTACTGCCGGGAGCCCCGCGGGCGGACCCTGCGGGGCAGTGCGGCGCCGCGGCGCGGCGGGCGGTGCGTCAGTCCTGCGCTTCGGCGGCGATGCCCTCGTTGATCACGAAGCCCGTCAGGTAGGGCAGGCCGGCGGGGATGCCCGTCTCGCGGCTGGTGCGCTGCGTGATGCGCCAGCCCATCCATTCCGCGGTGGTCTTCGCGATCGCGTCCGCGAGGCTTGCGCCGTAATGCATCTGGCTGTTCACCCCGTCTGCGAAGTGGCGCCCGTAGCGGCTGTCGAGGAATGCGCGGACCGAGGCGGGATCCGTGCTGGTCGCGTTGTGGATCGCAGTGAAAGCGATGGGCCAGGCATTTGCTGCGTGTTCGCGCATGGTGCCCCAGAAACCCCAGTCTTGGTTTTCGGTGGGAAGGATTGTGTTCATCTGTTTGTCTCCTTCATCGGCGGGGAAAATCCCCTGCGCGTGACAGACCATTCGCGCTGTGATGGGGGCTGAGCCAAGCGAAATAGAGCGTTATTTCATTGCTATGTTTGAGGCGAATTGATCATGATGTGAGGGCCAAATGGCAGCACCATTCGGCCCTCGCTTTGCCTTATCGGCTGCGCTTTCTGCTGCGCTTCGCGGCGGCTTGGCCGGCGGCGTAGGCTTCGGCGAGTGAATTGCGGATGGACCAGACGGCGACATCGTGAAAGTCGAGCGCGTCGCGGTTTCTGGTTTCCAGTGTTTCAACCGAGGGCATGTGCCGCTTGGCGATTTCCAGAAAAAGCTGGTCGGTTGAAGGGGTATCGTTCATCTTGGTCTCCTTGCTGTGGCGCTGGGGAGTTTCCCTGCGCCTGAGGGACCATTCGCGCTGTAGCGGGGGGCGAGCCAAGCGAGATTGAGCGTAATTTCGTTGCTATGATTGGGGAGTTTCAATCATGATCTATGGGCGGCGCGCGCTGCAGTGACGTCAGCAAAAGTGCGGTCCTCGCCATCCAGTATTGCGGGCTGGCCCGTCATGGCTTCGAACCGCGCAATCGCCACATCGCAATAGCCAGGATCAATTTCCATCGCGTAGCAGATGCGCTCGGCAGTCTCCGCCGCGATGATCGTCGTGCCGCTGCCGCAGAAGGGCTCGTAAATCACATCGCCGGGTTCGCTGTTGTTCAGCATTGGGCGCCGCATGCATTCTACCGGCTTCTGGGTGCCATGCACCGTTGCCATATCCTCATCACCAGCGCCGATCGGCCAAAGCGTCGTCTGATCGCGCGCGCCTTGCCAATGACCGGTGGCACCCTTGCGGACACCATAAATGCACGGCTCATGCTGCCAATGATAATCGCCACGCCCTAGCACCAGGCGCGGCTTGGCCCAGACAATCTGGCTACGCACCATAAAGCCTGCCGCTTCCAGGCTTTCGATCACCGTGCGCGCATGCACGCCAGCGTGCCAGATGTAAGCAACATCGCCGGGGAATAGCGCCCAGGCTTCGCGCCAATCGGCGCGATCATCATTGGCAACCTTGCCCGTGCGCGCGGTGGACGAGACACCGGCTTCGTTACGCCAGGCGGGATCGTAGCCAACCCCGTAGGGCGGGTCGCTCACCATCAAATGCGGCTGCGCGCCGCCCAGCAGGCGTAGAACATCGGCCCGATTGGTGGCATCGCCACAGAGCAGCCGGTGATGCCCAAGGCGCCAGAGATCGCCAGGGCGCGTGATGGGCTTCGCGGGTGGTTCCGGTGCAGGGGCATCGGGATCGCCCTGCGCTGGCGCATCGCCGTTGGCGCCGATGCTGGCCAGCAAGTCTTCAAGCGCTTCGGGGGAAAAGCCCAGCACCTCCAAATCCACCATGCCTTCATCACGGATGCGCGCAATCTCCGCCGCCAGCAGAGCCTCATCCCAGCCAGAATTGAGCGCGATCTGATTATCCGCGAGACGCAACGCACGCGCCTGGGGCTCGGTGAGATGCGCCAGTCGAATGGCCGGGACAGTCACCATGCCCAGCCGCTTGGCCGCCATGACGCGGCCATGGCCTGCGACCAGCACGCCCGCGCCATCCACCAGGACTGGATTCACAAAGCCGAATTCGGCGATTGAGGCAGCAATCTGCGCAACCTGCGCCGACGAATGCGTGCGCGCATTCTCGGCATAGGGCACCAGCGCCGCGACCGGCAGTGAGACAACGGCAAGCTCAGGCTGCATCTGCTACCTCCGCCCGCGCTGCTGCCACCGCATCGTAATCACGCCCATCGCCGGAAAGCGTCACCGGCTGATCCGGATAAAGCGTCTGCCACCGCGCAATCGCCAGATCCACATATGCCGGCGCCAATTCAATGCCGCGCACAACCCGGCCCGTGCGTTCCCCGGCAATCAGCGTCGTGCCGCTGCCCGCGAAGGGTTCAAACACCACCTCGCCGGCCTCGGTATAGGCGCGCATCAGGAAATCCGGCAGCGCCACAGGAAACACCGCCGGATGCTCCGTCTCAATGCCGCGGCCCTTATGTCGGGTGATGCGCAGTACCGCGTCGGGAATGCGCATCTCCTGCACCGGCTGGCCGATATGCGTGTACGCCTTCACCTCGCCATCGGCGGCACGCAGCCCGCTGCCCTTATTCGGCGTGCCGGCCCATTTGCAGGGGATGATCTTGTTCGCCTGCCGCGCCGTGCGATTGAAGTGAAACACCAACTCGAAGGCCGGCGCCAAACGACCATTCCAATCGCCTGGCAATCCCGGTCCCTGGTCCCAGGTGTAAAGCCCAAAACGACGCCAGCCACGCGCGCGCATCCATTCCAGCCAGGCTTCCCAATAGGGCTGCCATTCATTCTCGCGATGGATCAGGCCGAGATTGACCAGCGCCTGGCCATCCGGCCGCAGCGCTGCGTCCAGATGCTGAAAGACTCCCTGCATCAGCGCATCCCAATCGGACACTCCGCCGGTGGTGTATGCGCGCTGGTTGCCATAGGGCGGCGAGGTGAACAGCATCGCGGCACGATCGCTGTCCATGACGCGCGCCACCGCCGCCGCATCGGTGCTGTCCCCACACAGCAGCCGATGCGCGCCGAGCAGC